CAGAAACACCTGCAGGCAAAGAAACCTTCACTGTAAACAGCGATGAATTGATGATCTGTAACGTTGCTGAATCAGTGCGAGAATTAGAAGACAAGGTCTGGTCTGCAGTAAAAGAGAAATTTGGCGAAAATGCATATCCTTCTGAAATCCTGTTAAATCCTGATCAAATTGTAGTCAGAATAGATGAAGCTTTGCTTTTAGTCAGTTTTGGCTATAATGAAGCTCAGAATATTGTTTTTACTGGTGAACCTGTACCAGTAGAGAAAAAAGTAACTTTTGAAAAAATATCTAACAACGAGGCCGATGATATGGACCAGCTAAAATTTATACTTGCGTTGATTGCAAATGCAACCAATTCGCTTACTGCAGTCGATCAGGATAAACTAATGGCGATGTCTGAAACTGGGCTCGCATCGTTTCTGTCAAATCTTGCAGAACTGACCATTGAACAAGCCACCGCATACGTGACTAATGCAGGATTCTTTGTTAATTCGATCAGTCCTGAGGATTATCAAGCGTATCTTGATAACCAGGCAGGTTATGAAGCGTATCAGTTGCAGCTAGCAAATGAACGCGAATCGATGACAAATGCTCTCGTTGAAAAATCGAAAATGTCTAAAGAACAACTTGACGCATTGCCGATTGAAACACTTAAAAGCATTGCAAACGAGATTGCACCTGATCAAAATTATGGTTTGCAGGGTGCTCAAGTCACTAATGCAACTCCCGGTTCATCCACTCTGAAACTCTGCGAGGGTTCCTAATCATGACTGCCTCAGCTATTTTTGTTACACCTGAACAACCTGGCACACGTGCCGAAGCGCTCGCGGGTGCTGCCGGTATTTTACCCGGTGATCTATTAATTCAATCTGGTGTCGATGTCGTTGTGAATGCAACTGCAGAAGATGTACCGGTCGCAGCGTTGTTTGCTGATATCAGTACTGGCGGTGCGGGGCGACTTGACACCGCTTATCTTGACAATGAAACTGTTAACTATGCCGCTGCTCAAAAAGGCGCATTAGTTACCGCACGGTTTGCAGTGGGTATTACACTTGCACACGGTGCAGAAGTTGCCAGTGCAGGCGATGGCAGCCTGAAAGCGCCAGCGGTTGCGGGTGTTGGTGTGTTGGGTTATGTTCAGGAAGTTGTTACAGCAGGTGTCGGTGCTAGTTCTGGTACTGGTTTTGGCGTTATTCGAATCCTATAAGGGTAATTAATTATGAAAGGTTCAATTTTAGGACAAGGTCGAAGCTACGCGCAATTAGGCCGATATACACTTGATGAAGTGCGTGCAGCCGGTTGGGCTGAAAAACTTATTGATAATCAAGATGGTGCAATGCTTGGCAATGCTGCAGGTACACTCCACTATGATGATCATCGGCGAATGATGGATGATGTAACAATGGTCCGTCAGTACGAAGATTCAGTCTATGATATCCTCGTTGCTGCACCTGGTATTGCTCAGAATGTTTCTCTGTTTGAAACAATGATCGGTGATCAGGACATGAATGATTTTTCCGGTCAAGTGTCCATGAATGTCAGTGACCGTCAAAGTCAACAGACTGATTATGCATTCAACTGGACACCACAGCCTATTTATCACTGTGATTTTCATATTCCATGGCGTCAAACTGGTTTCGGCTATAAGCCCGGTGACGGTGCAAGTGCTGCAACTATCGCGGTCAACCTGGTACGTGATCAAACTTTGATTCTTGGTAACGCTTCTATAGCTGTTAATGCCAATGGCGCGGTTTCAACGCTCACAGGGTTGACCAATGCAGCCGGTACACTGGCACAAGCCGCATCAATGACTGATTGGTCATTAGTTGCAAACGTTGCTAGCGTATATCCCGAAGCGGTGGCACACATGCAAACAATGTTTACCACAGATCGTGCAGCACAGACACCCAACAGTGTTTTAATGCTGGTTGCTAATGATATTTGGCCCGCTCTTGAGTTTGTCAATAACGCAGGTAATAGCGAGCGTACTAACCTTGAACGGTTAAAAGCAATGTCTGCAATCAAAGATGTGAAACCCTGTCAATGGTTAGTCGATGGTGCAGTGCTCTACATTGAAATCACACCATCTAGTGTTCGCATTCCTCGATCTGCAGAAACAACTATCGCGCCTTGGTTGCGCACAGAACGTTTCGAAGATTCGAAGTTTACTGTATTTAGCGCGAGCACTAATAAGGTGTTGCAGGACCGTAACGGCAGATCGGGTGTGAGTTATTGCACCAAAGCATAATTGATAATTTCAGGTAGTATCATTCGCGCAGTGCTTTTATAGCGCTGCGTTTTTATTTCTGACTAATGAAAGGTTAATACGATGGCTGACAAAATGGTGAAGCGAGTTATTCAACGCGGTAGAATGGCAATAGGCACAGGCCCTAATAAAAAGGTCTATGGTCCCGGTGAAGAAAATGGTAACGTGGTTGAATTGTCTGAAGCCAATGCAAAGATTTTCGAGCACATGCTACGTCCAGTTTTAAAAGGTTCCAATTCGAAGACTGAAGTACCACAGGCTAAGTAAATGACTATCTGTTCACCTCGTACCGACTCGGACAGCGTTGAAACTATCAGCGGGACTACACTGGGTAGTGGTGTTATCGACATGTTTATACAGTCTGCAACGCTGGTAATTGACAGTATTGCAACGTGTGCAAGTAATTATGGTGTCACTGATGAACAATTGAGCCTGGCAGAATGTTGGTTAACGGCTCACATGATATCAATCAGTGATGTGGGGCAGGCTAACGGAACCGGTGTGAAAAAGTCTGAAACCTTTGAAAATTATAAGGTTGAGTACGCTGTTAGTGCCAGCACCGGGCAAGGTGTTTTGTCCACAGGATATGGTAGGACAGCTAATTCATTGACCAAAGGTTGCTTGGCAGAAGTCGATAAAAGACAGGCCAAGGTTGGTTTTTGTGGCGGTGCAGGTTAATGTTTCCACTGCCTGACCGTATCACAGTATGGAATGTTGCGGGCAATGACGGTGCAGGCGGTTTAACGTATTCTGCACCGGTTCAGTACGATGCTCGGATTGCATACAAGCAAGAAAAATTCACTGATAAAAACGGTGATCAGTTGATGTCGGTGGCAGTATGTTACAGTCCAGGTGTAGAGATGCTGATTGATTCACAAGTATTGTTTAGTGAATCCGTTGACGCGAGTCCACCGGCTGCAGCAAATGATGTGCGAGCGTTGTCAGCAACACCAAGCGGTACAGATTTAAAAAAAGCGTGGTTTGCGTAATGGCTAAGAATATGAAGATTACTGGTGAAAAAGAAATTGCTAAGAATCTCGGCAAAGCTATTGCAGGTATTGAGGGTGACATTAGCAAAGGTTTAAAAGCAGCCGGTTTATTTATACTAGCAAAAGCGGTTCCGCTAACACCTAAAGAATTTGGCAACCTGAGAAATTCAACATATGAAAGTACATCTATTGGCTTGAATGGTCCTAAAATGACAGTAGGCTATACTCAAGAGTATGCACCACACGTGCACGAGATGCCAATGGTAAACCCCGGTAAACCTCGATCAGGTGATCGAAAGGGTACATATTGGGAGTCAGGTGAAAACAAGTTTTTAGAAAAAGCGGTTGTAAGAAATGTTACCGCTATTTTAAATGTCATTAAGAAGCGTGCAAAACGATGAGTAATGCACCCTCGTTTGATATCATGACATTGTTGGGTGCTAATGGTTTCGGCACGATAGGCACAGATTTATTTTGCTTGATGTGGAATCCAGGCACAGACAAACAAACGTTGGTAATGGACTCAGAAGGTTTTGACACAGAACAAAAGGACCAGTATGAGCAACCTGGTTTTCAGATTTTAGTAAGAGGTGACAAAAGAGAATCACCGAAAATTGTACATGATCGAGCTAGGCTGATATGGTTGTTTATAAAGGATTCAAGCGATTCAGTAACAATCAATAGTGTTGAGTATCTTGGTTTTGAGCTGTCCGGTAATATGGTTACACTGGGTAAAGATGAAAACGAACGGTTTACTTATAGTATGAATTTTTTTACTTATCGAAACCCTGAATAGGAGCGTAGAACATGTCGAATAATTTGAAGGGTCGCACGTTATTGCTGGAAATTTTTGATAGCGGTGTATGGAAAAAAATAGGAGGTGTCAAGACTAAATCAAATAGCCGTGATAATCCGGTTGCAGACGCCACAAGCTCAAGCACACCTGGTTCCAGTAATGAAACTGAAGCGTGTTTCACCGGTTTTGCTACTGAGACAATTGAAGCAAGCGGTATCCCTGATACACGGTCAGGTGCAGCATTGCTTGCATATAAAGTGCTTGCAAGCTTGGCTCATAATGCCGTGCCAGTTGCTACACTTCGATTCAGCAACGCACTTGAACAGATTTCAGGTGACTGGATTATCACTAATTGGGAATCGTCTGGCGAAGAAACTGATTTAGTAGCTTTCAGTTGTTCTTTCCAGAATGAGGGTGAACTGAGCTATAGCTAATAGGAGGTGAATGATGGCACATTTGCCGATTCAGAAAGTGTTTGTGTCTGCTACTATACTCGGTGCAGGCATGGTTGCAGCTAGCGCAGGTGGTGATACATTTGACAGTCATGAGGGTGTGTTCGTCCATGCATTGAACGAAAGTGGTGGCGACATCACTATCACGATTGAAGCAGTAGACCTTGAGATACCTACAAGCGAGGGCGGTAGTAGGTCAGTAGTTGACATGGTTGTCACTGTACCTATCGCAGTTGTTGAAGGTGTATTTTTCCAAGTACCTCCTGCATATATTTCAGGTGGTGTCGTTTCAATGGTGTACTCAAGTGTAACTGATATTACAGTGGGTATATTCGAGGTGAAGCATGACTAAATTAGCACATCAAATAGTTAGCCAAACCGATCAAGTAGTTACAATGGTTTCTGCAAGTGCGAGCGGTGATACTTTTGATAATATTCCAGGTACATTTGTCTATATTGAAAACGGTGATGCATTTATAAGAACTATCACCATTGAACCTTCAGAATCGTCAATTTCAGGCAATAAATCAGGCGGAATGCTTGTGGCAGATATTGATTTAGACGTACCGGCTTTTTCTGGTGGAGTAAGAGGTAAGTTATTATTTGCAGTACCTTCAATATATCAGAATGCAAAGGGTGTGGTCGAAATGACATACAGCGATGAAAGTGGTCTGATTGTCGGTGTTGCACGTGTTGACCAAAATCAGTTATAACGGAGGGTGAATTATGGCACATTTGCCAATTAATAAAGTTGAGCGTGCTAGCCTAGACTTGCAAATGAATTCTATATTACTGAATGCCGCAAGTGCAGGTGGTGATACATTTAACAGCCATGAGGGTGTGTTTGTTCGCGCAGTCAATGATAGTGGTGGAAACATCACTATCACCATTGCAGCGGTGGACACACTTATCCCTACCAGTGACGCTGGTGCGAGATCAGTCAACGATATGACTGTTGTGGTGCCTACTGCAACCAGCAACGGCATATATTTTGAAGTGCCCCCTGCATTCATTGGTTTAGGTGGCATAGTCACAATGACTTACAGCACTGAAGTTGGTTTATTCTTGACTGTAATGGAGGTGAACCATGACTAAACTAGTGTATCAGTATATAAGTCAAACTAACATTGCACTAACAATGGCCAATGCTGCCTCCAGTGGGGATACATTTGATAATTTACCTAAAACATTTGTTCATGTTGAAAATTCAAATGTTGCAAACAGAACAATTACTGTTAAGCCGCGAATTGATGAAAGTGCAGGTAATAAATCAGGTGTAATTCCACTAGTGGATTTAACTATTGTGGTTGACGCCTCGTCCGGTGGTGATCCAGGGTTAAGGGTGTTTTCAATACCACCCGCATATCAAAGTGCAAAAGGTGTTGTTAAAATGACTTACAGTGATAGCAGTGGGTTAACAGTGGCGGTTGCTCGTGTCAATAGACAGCAGTTATAACGGAGGGTGAGTTATGGCACATTTGCCAATTAATAAAGTTACATCAGGTGCAGGTGTATCGGGTAATCCGTTAGTAGCTGGCATGGTGTCGGCTGAATCAAGCGGTGATACGTTTGACAGTCACGAGGGTGTGTATGCACATGCTGAAAATGATGGTGGGGCTGACATCACTATCACGATTAAACCTATTGCTGTTGACATTCCAACGAGTGAGGCACAGCGAAGAGTCATCGCTGATATGACCGTAGTTGTACCTTATACATCAGATGTAGGTGTATTTTTCGAAGTACCCCCCGCATACATAAGCGGTGGAAAAGTAAAAATGAAATATTCAAGTGTAACTGGTTTAACAATCGGTGTATTTGAGGTGACTAATGACTAAGTTTACACATCAACATGTCAGTCAAGAAAACAATACGTTATCAGGTCAAGCGGCTACACCTAGTGATACATTCGATAATGTACCGGGAACGTTTGTCTATGTTCAAAATGCAGATACACTTGCGACTAGAACGATTACAATTAGCGCACAGACTACACCGATTACCGGCAACGAATCAGGTGCAATATCACTACCTGATTTGACAGTAGGTGTTCCCATGGCAGTAGGAAGTGAAACAGGCAAGCATATGTTTTCTGTGCCGCCTGCCTATCAAAATTTAGCAGGTGTTGTCACAATGACCTATG